TTTCAACCAGATATCCCTTTTCTCTCTGCACGCCCCTAAAGTCGATGCACAACAAGAAAACAACTCACCGCTTTCAGTACGGTAGTCATATTGATACATTCTCACTCTCTTTCCTCTCAACTTGGTATTGTAGGTAGTGTAATTTTCTTTTCCAGGTTGGCATACGCTGCAACCGTTTACATTTATTGAGTTCATAAGCCTTGCTCTTTTAATTGCTTCTCGATATGCTTTATTGTGGATAGTAATTGTTTTGCTTCTTTCGATTTGGGTACATACCAATATTTCAGTGGATATTCACCCGGATTTGTAATATCCCAAGTCGCTTTCTGATAATATTGCTTTTCTAATGCAGGCAAGATAAACTTCGCATCGAAAGCTGTCATTTCAAGCACTATTTTGGCGTTGTCAGGTATTTTAGTTGAGTTCATAAGCTAATATTTAAGTAAATTCTACATCGCTAAGATTCAATACACCTTCATTTGTAAACTCATACCCTATGTATGTAACAGAATTGCCGTTTACAATGTAATACTCTGTCAGATCATCATCATCGCTGTGTGCGAAAATCAAATCATTTGTTACACTAACCTTCTCTCTTTAAACCTATGTAATAGTTGTTATTATAGCAAACTTTTCAGGGATATGTTTAAATGTACCGGTATCTATACCGTCATAGACACCGTACCTCTTCTTGAAATGTTCATCCATAATCAATCATATTGTGCAGGGTCTTCACCCTGCCAGTTCAACTTGTGCTATGTTTAATCTCTTGCCTCTCATTGCATTCAGTTTTGCTGCCATCTTATTTGCTGCTTCTTCTGTTACCTCTAAAGATGCCATACTATTATCATATCCATCTATTACCAGATAATAACCTCTTGACTTCTTTACGTAAAACTCATTAGCTTTATGCTGCTTCATGTAACTTGTTGCTTTCATTGCTTTATATCTTTGTGGTGGGGTTATTATCCCCACCGGTTAATACTTACTTCTGTGAATCTCTCAAATCAAGTTCTACAACTTTGTGATACTTATTGATGTCGTATAAGTCGTGAGCGCAACCTATTGCAGATGCTAATCTTACTGCTTCTTCAAGAGCTGTCATCATGCTAAGCGAAGCATCTTTCGCATCATTTTGAGCCTTATCATACTCTCTGACATTTCTCGCAACTTCTTGCGTCTTTTCAGATTCTTCAAGCTGTGCGAGGGCTTCTCTTACTTGCTTCATTGCATCTTTAATCTCTTTTCTGTAATCGCTTGTCAAAGTCTTCATATCGTATATTTTTTAATTGTTATTCAAACTTATGCTTCTCTATACCCCCTTGCATTCAACCAAGCTATTGCACCTTTGAGAGTTTTGAATCTTTTGCTACTTTCTACTGCCGTACAAGCTGAATAGCTCTTTTCATCATGAATAAACAATGCACCTTCATTCTCACCTTTCTTATAAGAAATAATATTCATATCTTTAAGTTTTAATTGTTATTACTTCGTTTCTGATGATGCAAATGTAAATGATATATTTGACACAATAAACAAAACAAGAAAATAAACTCTTTCTTTTAACTTTGTTTAGTAAATGATATATTTGACACTTTCCTAATAAACGTATCTTTGCAAAAAGAAAAAATATATGTATGAATAGAATAGAACTACTTATTAAAGAAAAAGGGTATAACATGACTTCTTTTGCTGAAAAGATGAACACTACAAGGCAAAACTTATATGCAATATTGAAAAGTCCATCTTATCCAACGCTTGAAAAAGTTGCAGAAGCCTTAGATGTTCCCATGTGGCAACTTTTCGCATCACCCGAAGAAGTGAAAGGAGAGGAAGAAAACACTATTACTTGTCCTCATTGTGGAAAAAAAATTAAATTAGAGAAAGGAGAATAATATGGACTATTTAATAATTGGAATACTGTTCTTCATAGGGAATGCCGTTTGGAGTGTTATCTTATTGTGTTTTCAGTCTTACGCCAAAAAGAAAGGAGAAGATTTGGCTACAAAAGAAGATATTGCAGAAATTACTAAAAAAATCGAATCTGTAAAAGATAACTATAATAAATCATTGGAAAAACACAAAATTGAACTGCAAAAAGAATTTGAATCATATAAGTATATCAATGAATTGTGTAACAGCATAGATAAGGAATTATTAAGGAAGCTTGTTACTTGCAAAAGAGAAATGGAAAATGATTTTAGAATACATCGGGACAACGATGATTATGGTTCTTGCGAATCATCAATCCAATCATTATATGATTACTTAAAAAATTATGATGTAAGATATAAGCACGATGAAAACGTAAAACTAATCTTTGAACATTATGAAAAAATTGAAGGGTTACGTGAATATTATGAGGAAGGATGTGGTCCGTTTGATACACCACAGTACATAGAGGAGCTTAGCAAAATCCATAGTTATGTTGATAGACTAATAGCTATTTTCTTACCAAAATTTTCAATAAAGCCGGAGCCATAAACCCCGGCTTTCTTTTTCGTGCTATGGTAGCACCTTCAATTGATTAGCCCTTTGAATCTTAACCGATTAATAATCTCGGTATAAAGATAGTCTATATCTGCACGATAATCCTTATAATTGTTATAGTAAAACGTGACATCAACACAAAGGTTAGAAATTCCTGTCGGAGCTTTAAAGCCCAATATACCGGCAAGTATATCACGAATCCCTTTTGCAATCTTACCACCAGCCAATGTACTGGGGGAATAAAGAAACAGAATAATGAAAATAAATTTCTGGCGGAAGCTGGCACCGGCCCTTCTTTCGGGTAATCCGCAATTCCCCACAACCTCACAGTACCATTTGTATATTACAGGAATAATATTAAGATCCGATAAAATAGGTTTGATCAGTTCTTGCTCTCTCTCCGAGAGTCTTGATTTCTGCTCTCTGATAGATTTAAGTTCCGATATTGCTGAAAATTCTCTCACCATAACACGATTATTTTAAAAGTAAATAGTATATTTGCATCATAATCGTGTAAGAGAGGAAGAATCTTGATTGGTCGTGCGGTCTGGTTCTTCCTCTTCTATTTTAAAGACTTATCTCTTTCCTGAATAATCTTGTTTCTTTCATCAATATTCCTCCCCCAGATTGCAGCCGAGTAAAGTGCTCTAGAATACAAAAAAAGTTCCTTACTTGACGAAAGGAACTCAACTTTCAAAGCAGACTTTATTGAGTCTGTCAATAAATCATTGTCTATCATAATTATTGAGTTAATTTTTATTTTCTGAAAAACATATCTCCACTGATCGCTCGTGCGGCATCATCTCCTGTAAAACGGATGTACCGGAAAAAGTTTTGCTCTGACCGATGTCCGGTGAGTTTCATGATCTCCAATGTTTTCATGCGGCCGGTCAGATACATATTCGTGGCGGCCGATCTCCTGCCAGAAGTGATTTATATAGTCCTTTCTCGCTTGGCGGGACTGGACCGGTTGTGATAATTGTAATGCTTTGATCGTATCATTTAAAAGGTTATTAACTATTTAATTCTTTATCGGGCTATTTTTTTATTGAAATCAAGCCCAATATTTTCCGAAACGATTGCATTTTATTATTTCATCTAATTTCAATTGTTTCCGACGGAACTTATTTATAGCCCGTTTCTCAAACTTTCTTTTTTTAGAACTGCAATGCTTCTTATCCATTCGACATTGGCGGCAATGGCATATCCCAATGCCTGTATGTGATTCCTTCATATCTTCTTTGTTTTACCCTAATTGATTCGTACATATTTACCTGTGAGGTCGCATGTCCTTAATACTTCTGCATTCTCTTCGCCGAAAGCGATTAAAATGCTACCACAACCGGGCGAATCTCCACGAGTACCGTTTGGGCGATAGAACCTAATACGATTTCGGAGGAACTTCATCGCCGTAGCTTTCTCAAAGATGATATCTTGGAACATCTTACTATCACAACGATTAAAAAGCAATGCTATACCGTTACCATGCTCCGCTAACTTGCGAACAAATTGCCCGATAAGAGGACGGGAATAAGGAGGATTAAGCCAAACACGACCCGCCCACTCCTTCGTTAACCCGTCATCGCTCTTATTGTACATTATCTTAGCTGTCTGCCAAAGTGGATTTATGGGAGCGCACGGGTCGAGGTCAAATTTGCCTAAACTGTCTATTATTTCTTTCGGTGTATACCATTCATCGGTAGCAGCAGCCGATCTTTCAAAACTTGTGTTCATTTCTATTCGGTTTTGAAGATTAATACTTCTTCCCATGCATCTTCTCACGGAGTTTATTATACTTCATCTTCTGCTCAATGTGCCACATAAAATCAATCTCAAGATGTTTGGCAAGTCCGAAGATAGACAGTACCATATCGTTAATGGTAGTATGTAAGTCATATAAGCCATCATACCTCACAGGAAGTGTAGATATGGCATAAATGGACTCTGTGAATGTTTCGTCTTTGCAGGATTCTGCCATATCATCGATGCAATCACCTATATCTTTAGTTGCAATTTCAAGAGAAATATTTCGCAGACCTGCAAAGTCAAATAGACGAATAACTGCATCGGCAAGTTCATCCTCGATGGTATCTTTGATATATCTATTGAATACGTTGATAAACTTTTCTTCATTTGTTAGCCACCCTTGACACTCGCTATATTCACCGGTCTTATACTTTTCTTTATCAAAGTGTCTACTTTTTCTGTCTGCTTCCACAGCTTCCATTAACTCGCTTATGACAAGACAAAAGCAATGTTCGTTACTCAATACTTCATTGTGAAAACCATGTTCACAAGCGATTTTGTATGCCCTATCACGGAGGGCGTTTAAGTCTATTTTATTCATTATTATACTGTTATTAGTTAATCAAAACCATAAAATTGACCATGCTTATTGAAGTCGGGAACTTCTTTTATTGTAGGACGTTTTTCTGAATGTTGCGCTTTCTCTCGCAAATCGAGAGAAAGTTCGTTAGCTTCTAAAACCATTTTAACCCCTGTTTCTACAATTCTTCTGTTTTCACATTCCTTACAATGTGGACTATTGCAATTACATTTAATCTTGTTCATATCTATCTTGATTTGATTAAAAAACGGAAGATCATCACCAAACACTGGACGGCAATCTATAACTATAAACTTATTTACTTCAAAAGATTTGATAAAATAAAAAACATAAGCCTTTCTATTCAAAGACTTTGCTAATCGTTTAGCCTCTGTCTCGGCGCTTGTCAGATCGCTGTGTTTATATGCCGGGATATGTTCACTTTCTACATATACCATAAAGAAAAAAATTCTTTCTCGTTCATGTTTATTTAGAATTTACTTATTCATTGAATCTTCCTCAATGATAAAAATTTTGTTGACACTAAAATTTTTATCATTGTAGGCATGGATGTTGAATTTTGTCATATCATATATCATTTATATATTTGTTGCTAAATAATTTAGAATATTTTGCAATGTCTAATTTTGAAATTATTATTAATTGTATTACAGCCCTTGGGTCATTAGCGACCGCAGGGAGTTTTATTTATGTGATAAAAAGCCAAAAAGGAACACAGAAACAGATTGGTAGTTTGTCTCAGATGGCGAACACGTTTGCACGTCAATATGAAATAGCTCGTATTCAAGCCGGGAATACCATATATCCCAAAATCCAAATTATATTGAAACATGATGAAATATGGGGTATGAAGATATTAGTTAAAAACCTTTCTTATCCCATAAGTATTTACCGTATCATCGTACAGACTAGCCAATATCATCGTGATATAACCATATCCCCCAAAAAAGACAATTACATTTCTATAAGACAAGGAGAAACTATCCCCGTATTACCCGGTAAAATAGCACAAAATCCCTTGTACTTTTCTTCTGCATCTATCCAGTTCTTTTTAATTACCCCTTTCGAAGAGGCGTATGAAATAAGATATGCGGTCGAAAATAAACAAGAGCCTTATCAATCGGAAGCCATCTCCATCTTGTACCGTAAAGAAGACCATGAAAACGACACAGCACCTGCTATCAAAATCAAGGAATATGCTATACAAGGGAATATACCTGGAACAGTAAAAGATAATTTTCCTGAAATTTCGCGGAACTCAGACGATTATTTAATTCCTCCGGAATAAATAAAGGTGGACAATATTCAGGTGTTAGAAGAGTATTAAATATCTCCATATTGTATTGTTTTGATGGTTATTTATTCTCGAAAATATGCGCGAATACACACTTTTCATCAGACAGTTCCAAGCCGAGTTGAGACGGATACCGTTTGATATAATTATAAAACTCAAACATCTTCTTCTCATCATCACCGCAGCGATCTATTAACAATTTAATGAAGGCAAGAAGACAATCAGAGTCATTTCCGAAGTTTTCCTGTGTGGATAATTGCGTCTTGTCAACATCCTGTTTTAGCCTTCGGATGGCGGAAATCGCAGTGTTGAAGTTGCGTTTTGCATCATGACGCAATTCATAGCCTTGTTTTCCCATTTCACTTCTCAAATCGTATAGAAGCGTTTCCACGACGTCAGTCAACACGTAGGTTAGGTTGAGCGTCGTATTAAGATTTGTTGTTCCTACTAACATGATTTATTTATTTCTTAAGCTTATAAAGCCTCGTTTAACCAACTCTATCAGATCCGACATATTTTCTTCACTTATTTCTGCCTGAGTCTCACCATTTACAGATATATAGTGAGGAATGCCAAATCGATCACGGATTCTCTTACGGATAACAGGAGTAGACTTGTTCTCCCAGTAAATTGTAACTACCATATCTAAAATGGATTATCATCCTCTACACCAGATTGTTTGCCTCCTAATAATGGGACATAATCAAGATTATAAAAGCAAGTCGTAGCGGCATTGAACCCACATATGAACCGTAGAAGTCCAATATTTCGTCCTTTAGCAATATCTATCATAGCCGTCCCTTTGGTATCTACATTAGAAAAATCGTTCGGATAGGATTTATTGTTAACCTCAGGCCGATAGATCAAAATGACAACATCGGCAGCTTCCGCTATTTGTCCGCTGTCACGAAGTCGCCCCAATGTAGGAACCGGATTCATTGTATCCCTATTCAACTGAGAAAGGGCTATAATCCAAATGTCAAGTTCTTTAGCTAAGTTCTTTAATCGCCTAGCCACATCCCCCATCTGTTGTTCTTTATTAGCTCCCTTCATATTCACATTCAAGATCTGAAGATAATCGATAATAGCACCGTCTATTCCAAACTTCAATTTCATATATCGGATAGATGAAATGATAGTATCAATATTAGAAGTGCTTCTATCATCAAAGTATATTCCCTTTCCCGACATTTTACCTACTCCAACATCTATCGCTTGTATCTGTGAATCAGTCAAACGTGAATACATGATTTGATTAGCCGGAACCCCACTTTCCATAGAGAGAATACGAGCCGTTATTTGCTCCTTTTTCATCTCCATTGAATACATAGCTATCTTAGCGCCCAAAGACGCTGCATTTCGCATAATAGACACCGCAAAAGATGTTTTACCTTGGCTTGTCTCCCCTGCAATAATTATCAAGTCTGATTTTTGCAATCCGCCTGACTTTGAATCAATTTTTTCAAATCCAGTAGGAATACCCGTTAATTGTCTATTCCCTAAAAGATTATCATTTATCATGCCATATACACTTTCAAGTCCATCGTTAATGGTTGAAATAGTAGTGCTACTTGATTTGAAAAGCGATGCAAGTTCATTACTCACCGAATTAGAGACATCGAGAATATCCTCTGCTTCTGAATAAGAGTTTGATACAAGATACTGTCCTATATCCCAAAATTTACGTCTTATCGCCAGATCGTGCAGCCGTGCTGCATACTGGTATAAATCAAAAGTACAGTTAGAAGCAATTCGCATATACTCCATAAGGTCAAACTTCACCCCATTAGCAATAAGTTTATTCTTGACCGCTACCACATCAGGCCGACTGCCAGACGATGCCACTTGAAGGATAGCTTCGTATATCTGAAGATGGAATGGATTATAGAAAGAATCCTTGGATAATAACTCCCTCACTTCTTCAAGCGCATTGCGTTCAGTGATAATAGTACCTAAGACAATCTTCTCAGAATCTTCATCTCGTAGTTGCACATTAATTTCCATATTCTTTTTTTGCCCAGTTTAATACAGTCCTGTAAAGGTTAGTATATCGTTTACGTAGATCCTTTCGATTCTCTATCTGCTCGATGATGTCAGCAATCTGTTTACCCGTATATTTCTCTTTGAGTTTTAGAAACTCCGCTTCCGTGATTTGGGAAGAGAAGTTTTTAGCATTGCTGCAATAAGGAGCGTTCCGTTTTAGCCAGTCATTGAATTTTAGAAAATCAGGATTTGAAGAAGCGGATGAAGAAGCTTTGGCTTCTTTCTTATCTCCGTTAGGAGATTCTTTCTTATCTTCCTTTTCCTCTTCCTTTTCCTCCGTAGTGTTCACGTCGTTATCACGTAGTGTTGACGTAGTGTTCACATCGTTATCATTTAAAGCCTTACTAATCAATTCTTTTACTATACCCTTACCGATATAAGACTTATCGTATCTCTTATCAAGGACTTGATGACTACGGAATGTGCGGATAAAGTAGTAGCTTTCTTCTGCGTGAATAATAGGTACTAACATCCGGGCATCCACTAAGGCATCTATACACTTTTTTATTTCAGATACTCGTAAATTTTCATCGTAAGGGAATATTTGAGACTTGAGTAATGCAGCATTACCTTTGATAACTCCGAAATCATCAGCAAAATTCCAACAACCAATAAAGAAAAGACGGCATGGAATTGGTAGTTTACCTATCTTTTCATCTTCCCAAAATTCAGGTTTGATTGTTCTTATTCGTGCCATACAAACATTTTATTAGGTAATACAGATTATATTCTCCACTTTGGGGACACTTTGGAATATGCTCAATGTCCTTAATTACTTCTTTTATACTTTTCATATTAGAATCTCACATTAGTTAGTTGTCTACCTTTGGAGTAAACGGCCCATTTGCCATTGCTTCCATCAACAAGCCTTAAATCAGATACTTCACCGAAGCGTTTGATGTTTCCACATAAATCTACAATCCATCCAACCTCTTTCTGGGGATGTGGACGAATAGCCCGACCAACTATCTGATACCACATAGCAAGTGACATCGTAGGACGGGCCATAACAACCGTATCAAGCTCGGGATAATCAAAACCAGTAGTCAGAACTCCGACATTGGCAACGACCGGGATTTCACCAGATTTGAACGCAGCAAGGATTCTTTCACGAGTAGATTTGGGAGTATCACCCGAAACAATAGCGCATCCGGGAATGGACCACGTAAGCTGTTCGGCTTCTTTCAAGAACCGGGTAAATACCAGTATTCCTTTTCGTTTACCTCCAGCTTTTGGATTCATCAGCCTTTGGACGATATGGACGAGATAACTGTAAAAGTCGATTCGTTCATATTCCTTTTGGATTGATTTATCCGTATAGTCGGCACCAGTAGTGTTCACCCGTAAGTTGAGTTCATTCCATCCCGAAGGATTCATCGGATAGTAATTCAACTTTGCCAAATATCCCATATCTAAGAGAGTTGATACCTGTACATGGTAAATGACCTCTGAAAAGACATGAGGCTTTGTCCGGGTGATGAATTTCAGCATGGAGCCGAAGTCACGTGAGGAAGACAATCTATAAGGAGTTGCCGTCAAGCCAAGAACCTTGCACTTCACTGCATCAAAAAAATCCTTGTACATTCCCTCTTTGGGGTTTACCAAATGGCACTCATCCACAATTATGTTTTTAAAGTGGGTAAATAATTCGGGATGATTCTTCACGCTACCTATGGTGGCGAATGTGATACGGCTTATCTCCTTTGAGTTGAAAGAAGCCGAATAGATGCTACAATCAAGAATACCATATGAGCACAGTTTCTTGAAATTTTGCTCCAAAATTTCTTTACTCGGCTGGAACACTAAGGTATGTCCGTCAAGCCTTGCAGCTATATCCGCTATGATAAGGCTCTTTCCCGAACCCGTAGGCAAGACCATGATAGCATTCGTTTTCTTGGCTTTGTTGTTGAAGAAAGAAACGGCTGCATTAGAGGCTTTCTGTTGGTAATCACGCAGTTGGTACATATCAATCTATAAACTCTGTATTATCATTTACCTGTGCGTCATCACACACCTTAACCGCAACATTTCCATTGGGCTTTAGCCTACATTCTTGAATTTCCCTTGTTTCAATAAGTGTGAAAGAAGCGTGTGTATTGTTAGAGTGCAGGTACTCACCATCCCAAACCCATATTCCACCGTGTATGTCCTTGAATGTACCTATATTGGGATTCAATGTTTGCAGTATCGCTTTGCGACCTACATTGGTCATGGCAACAAATCCGCTATGGGTTGGATTCATTTCTTTTACTTCCTCATATAGAGCGTTGTCAAGTTGCTTTAGCCATAAAAGGAATTTCGGCACTTCCTTGTCTTGGTAATATTTTATTCTTCCTCCCAACAAAGCATAGGGAGTAAAATTGATTATTTTCTTGGATATAAACTCTGCATTGAAATGCTCTCGTTTAATAATCGGCCTTCCTTTTGCAAAATAACCACCTCCAGATACGAACTCTATATTTTCATTTAGCCCTAAGTATGAAATTGGGATATAGACTAAATCCATAAAGTATTCCAACTTTTTGGGCTGTGTCAATTTTGACTTATATACATCTTTATGTTTCTCTTTAAATTCGTTTATCCATGAGTGAAATTTACTTGCCATTCTTGAATACCCGATAACTCGATCTCTGCTTCCATGAGGGCAATAATTATCAAAAGCGACACAATTACCTTTTGCGTACAACTCGCATTTTTCGGGACATTCGCAATAGATAATATGACCGATTGCTTTTTCTGATTTCTTTTGCTTGAATAGCGCATCTGCTGGATTCCATACCCATGCGTCAATTTCTTTCTTCATAATCCTTTCTCCTTCCTAAGTTTCTTATTCAGTGCCTTGTAATACTTAATTAGCTGCTCGTACTCGAAATCAGACATCTTAGAAGTACCGGCAGCTTTCACTTTTAGTAAATCAAATTTCTGTTGTCCGATTTTAGCTATCAAATTCTTTTCGTAATTAATCAAATGGTCTGCGCTAAACCGATTGCACGCTCGGCATTCGGCATGAGCGTTATCTTCGTCAAACCTTGTAGAGAGGTGGCGGCGTGAATGAAAATGACCGCAGTCTGCCTGCTCGAAAGGCTTTATTTCACCACAACTTATGCACTTAAAGAATCTGTAGTTAAAAGGTTTACTATCTCTTAGTCGAATATATAAGCTGAAAACTTTGTCGAGTTTAGCTTTCAAATCCGGCTTCTTCTTTACTGTTATCCCTGCTTTATCAAACAAGGGTAAAGGCTTGTCTTTCTTCTTGGACTTAGTTCTTTTTATGTAATATGGCATTATTTAAACCCCCATTCTTTCATGTAATTAATATTTTCAGGAAATCCTTCTACAGGAACAGGACTAAGGAACTCCTTATCATATCCTAACTTTAAACACCCTTCGTATTCTTTCTTGGAAATTTCGCTTACATTAAAATGCGGTTGGAATCCATACCCCTGAACCCCGAATCCTAAATAGCATTTAAATTTCCTTATTGCCCATTCAATAGCAATGTCTCTATTATAACCATGTTTAGAGAATACTGCCACATATATCTTATTTTGGAAATATCCTGTTTCTGTCAAATCTGGATTGCATCTGATACAGAAGTATTCAATGCGTGAAAGAACTTTCTCGATAAAATCCTCATACTTTTTGCAATCCTCTTTTGCAAGAAACTCTTTGCCATCATTTGCTATGTAGATAGTCTTAGTTATTTCTTTTGCTTTCACATTATTTATTACCAATTAAAAGCCCCGAAGCGTATTCTCCGGGGCACAACCATTATTTACTAACCCATGCCATTTATGTGTGGCTCACATTATTCCATCGGGAACACTATCTGTATGCGCATTACAGAAATATCCATTTGCAACTGAATACTTTCATGTTCCCTTTCCAACCCAAGTTTGTGGAGAAGCCCAGATTTGCACTGGGACGAGTTGCCAAGCTCGCCACATCTAAAGTTGGCATTCCTATTATCGAGTGGTGCGTCTACTGATTCCGCCACTTCTCCATGTTTGCCTACCATATCTTCACAGACCTAGCAGGCAGGTTAACAAAGTTATTCCATATAAGCCATAGAAAACTCTTTCGGGATGAACCGCCCCACCGGAATAGGTTTGGCAGACTCAATAGCCGCATGGATTTCCCTCTTATTAAACTCGTGTCCTTTTTCTTTGGCTTGCTTCTCGCATTCTTCCTCTTTGTTTTTGAGGTAATGAGTAATAAGCATCATTGCCCTATCAACATTGAAGGTGTTCACGACAAAGGTTTGAATCCTTTCTTCTTCATCAAAGGTGATTTTAGTTTCAATTTGATAGAACTTCTTTTCATCCGGCTTGCTTTCTTCGTCCTCCTCTTCTTCCGTTGCTGAATCGCCTAAAAGGAATGTGTCTCTCAATTCTTCGAGGGTAGCATCATCAACTTTACGTTCTTTCAGATTATCGGTAAGAATCACGCAAGAATCAAACTCCTTTGCCATCGTCAGAGTGAAGCCTGACTGATAATTAAGTTCAATATAGTCTCTCAAGATAAGGCAGACATTTTCCAACCCAGTGGCATAGAGCAGGAACTTGTACTTCTTATCGCCTATCTGCGCTTGTGCAAGATAAGGATATAAATAATTATTCTCGTTCTCAAATGCCAAGCGTTTTTGGCTACTGACTTCCACCTCTTTGATACCGTCAGCTTCCATACTGAAACGGATTTTTGCCAATAGGTCTTGGTCTATCAACGTGCCACGTTCAAAGAGGATTTCATGTCGTTCAATGTTTAATGTTTCTCCGGTGTCTTCATCAATGAAAGATTCCTCCCATGTTTTGAGGACACGTTTTGCAAGGTACATATTAAGCATCTTCTTCGGGTCGGATGTCACATACCGGATTTCTGTTTTTCTTGTTTCTACCATAATTAAATAAATTCTTGATTTCTTTGTATTTCCTGCTGAGCGTATATCAGCATTTGATGTTCGTTTGCGGCAGGAAGATAGATACCTGCTTGTGCCGCACTCCAATTACGAAAGCGGTCAATAGATAAGGTCATTTCGCCTGTTGTCAGTTCGGCAGAACTGCGCAAATAGGTTACTTCATTGCCTTTCTTGTTGACCATCTTACGTTCAAATAAATCACGGTTGCAAGTCCGCTTGTAGAAATCAATTTTAGCTTCGTCCAGACTGCAACCGTATTCGCTACCGAAGTACCCTAAAAGCAGATGCAGGTAAGAGTTTTGGGCAAGCGTTCGGTTGGGCAGTTTCTTTTTTACTTCCACCACCGCACGCTCCTTGAACAGCTTGTTTACATACTCCTTGAACTTGGGCACTTGGTATTCATTCTTCAAGTCGAAAATCATACACTAAAAAGGCAAATCGTCCTTTGCATTACCATTCGCATCAACCGGTGGTGGGAAGTTTTGCGGTTGCTGATAAGTTGGCTGTGGTGTGGGCTGCTGAACAGGCTGTTGTACAGGTGGAGCTTGGGCGGATTGCGATACACCGCCGCGCGCTTCTATTTTGTAGCACCAAATGGACGCCATGCGTTTAAACTCTCCATCCATATTCGTCCAAGAACGCCCTTTTAGAGCGAATGATACAATAACAACATCACCATTGTTAAAACGGCCAAGTTCTGCACATTTATCACCAGTAAACTCTAAAGGAATAATATTTTCATACTCGCTACGCTCACCCGTATAAGGGTCATAGGGCGTAGCGTCTAAAATAAATTCCCGTTTGATAAATGGAGAACCACCGTTTTTCGATGGAATTTGGACGGTTTGCCCGATTTCAATTATTCTTCCGGTTATCTGATTTGCCATTAGTTCTCTCCTCCAAAAATCTTTTTATCGGTGATTAATTCTCTGTTTTCTTCCAAGAACCGGATAAACTCCTCACAGTGCTCCGTAAGAATAGGAATATCACGTTCAGGATTGAAAACGTATGTTTCTGTATAGGTATCTACCACATAACCGCCTTTATTAAACTCTACGATGTTGTACTCAAATGTCCGCACATCAGAACCGCTCTGCATAAGAGCGTATGGATAAACCAAATGCTGGTGGTGGTCTTTGAACTTCCCTACGGTATAGCTGCCGGTTGTTTTCAAATCATTCACCGTTGTAGGCATAAGGTAGTCTATCAATCCATAAACAAGAACATTACCGTAGGCAGTTGGCAGGATAGCTTCTACTCGCTGTTGGGTTAAACCTCCCTTGTAATAGTCTGTTAATTCCCGACAAAGAGAAATAGGGAAAGTAAACTCTCTTTCGTGATAGATAGCTTTCAGTGCAATAACTTCCTTCGTTTCTTCCTCATCATAATAAAGAGGTTTCCCTATTTCATCACATGCACCAAATCGTTCTACTTTATAGACACGTTCAATTTGCATGATTTCAGATTTTCTTTTCTCTATCATGCAATCAATGATTTCATTCAGTGCCGTTCCTTTGTCGGCCGCTTCACTGTCGAAAGGTTTACGATTGATACAGTTTATCAGTTCTTGAAACAGTTGCTCGTGAAACTCTTCGGGGGTATGGGGAGGATTTTCACTCCATCCCCAATACTTATCCCAAATCACATCACTATTCAGATACCCCCAAAAGGCGTCTAAAAGTGTTGCATATATGCGGTAATTAGGCTGCTGCATCTGAATAAGTTTTAGTTTCTTTATCAAAGACCAGCCCCAAAGCCTTCACCTTTGAAGCAAACAAGCTTCTCGCCATCATTAAAGAACTACCAACGTGTTCAAATTCATTGATGTGAGAAGCAAATTCATTAGCAGAATTGGCATCGGTGATAAATTCAATACTCTCTTTGATTTCTTCTATCACCTTATCGTATTTCTCTTGTGCTTCTTTCTTGGCGGCAAGCATACCCAAATACGAATTGATTATTCTGGTAGTGATAAAGTCGTTTTTGGCAGTCGGATTGCCATTCTTGTCAAGGATGGTAGGAACCTCCATCACTGAAGGAAGATTGCAAGTGTTCTTACCGTCATTTCTTGAAGTAGGATCAAAAGTTATAGTGCGTCTCTGTATGCCTCTCTCGCTCTTCATTTCGAGATAACCGAGCAAATCCAGTTCAGTAACGATGGAGTTGTAGGACTTCTCACGCAAAGCAGGAATAAATACTGTATCATCACCTTCTTTTCTCGTATCACGGTGAGCGACAAAAATAATATGCTTATTCAGACTTGAGAGTGTTCTTGCCATCCATGAAAACTCAGCATTAATACCACTCCAATCCCTGATAGACGGTTGCCGGCTGCCACATTTATAAGTAATAATGAAATCCATCATCTTACCAATGGTATCTACTACCATTGTCTGATAAGCCGATAAATCTTCTTGCAAAACCTGTTGAACATCATTCCATGAAGTGACCTGTACGGTATCTATGTTTTCCAGATGCGCCATATTCATACGTTTAACACCATTATCAAAGTCTAATAACAAAGGCTTCGGAGCACTCAATGCTACTGTACTCTTTCCCATACCTGCTTGACCGTAAATCATCATCTTTACGGTGGTGGGGATTACTAATTCATTCGATTTCTTAATTAAGGACATAATCATAAAATTTAAAGGGTTATTTACTAATTTCTTTCATTTCAGCTTTCGCCAGTGGAGACAACGTTTTCATATAATTACACTTGAAAGCTGCCGCATCCAGTTCAACTACATTGTATCGAACACCTGAGCGAACCTTTCCATCGGCATCCTTGTACCTCTTTACAATGCCTTCTTTGACCCATTTTGCAACATTCCCCTTTCCATAAGAAATGTGAGCTTGATTTTGGGTTATAAATTTGGGCTCTTTGAACGAATCAATGCGTTCTTCCTTTCTACCTAATCCCTTAGCGTAGTCCACCAGTTTAAATAAAACTTCCTCCGGCATCTGTATTATCATAAGACCTCCTTATTCTTTCTGTTCGTTCCACTCTCGTTCTTCTTCCTTTTCTCATATCGCCTTGTTCGTGATAAAGCGAAAAAGAAAACACACATAATAGACAGCAGGCAACCACCGTACGGCCAATGGGGGAAAAGTTCATCGTTAAACTTATACCCGATATTCTCTCAAACACAAGCGTTGCAAGTTCTCTCCCGTTCCTTAATTGAAGAACCTCAAATGCTTTTTGTAGTTGGTTGTTTATCGTGCTAACCGCCCGGCATTTGAGATCAGCAATTTCTTTCTTTTCATACCCTTGTGCGTACATCCGTGCTGTAATCTCGCATTCGGGTGTTAGTTCAGTTAATACTCTTTCCATAATCGTGTAAATTAGACCACTACTTAGTCATGTTATTGACGATATACATAGAATTGGTGTACTTATTCTTCGAAATGGTATATACATTCTTACCACCCGGAGCTACAACACCTTTTTCTCTCAATTCCTTGTTTATCTCATGGGCCTCTTGCCTGTAGCCAGTTACCTCAACTTCTGATAGTGGGATAATCTTCTGTTTTCCCGGCTTTACTTTTAAAATCGTTTCTCTGATTGTTGCCATAAAACTTATTGTTTAATTAATGATTTGTGGATGGTAGAGGAGTCGAACCTCTCTCAATCGTGACAATTGGTTGCGCAACACGAAGCTCTAACCGATAAGCTAACCATCCGGAATAAGAAAGGTGTACTATTCTCACGAACGGCACACCCAGTACAAACACAAAATAAAACACGACAAACAAAACATCTAAACGTCTGCCTGTACGGTATTTCCTTGCTATCGGCCGGATAGTAGGTCGCTAAGCATACAGAGTTCAAGCTCAAAGACTACCAGCCCTCAGACGTTTAATTTGTTCTTAATTCCCTGAATGCAAGTATCACAAACGAAACGCATCCAATAAAAATGATACTCATTATTGTAATAGAGAATGTTTTCATAGGACTGTAAGTAGTAATAGCCCCGTATAGCATACCGATAGCACATATTGTCACCAGTATAGCTAAGATAAATTGAATTAGTTTCATAATTATGTGTATTAGTTAGTGCCTGTACCCCCATTGAAGAAAAGCTGTTATGCTTGGTAGAACTCATATTTCAAGTTCAGTACAGGCTATATGGTCGAAAACAGTACGGACGCCCAACCCGTTTTCTTACTGCTCTGGGACGATTCTTTGCGGTGTTTTCTATTAATTGTTATACATTGTACAGCTCGCAAGCTCCAACTTGCTTATGTACGTTCGTTATCTTTAGTCAACCTTGTACAGCTTATAGTATTACACCGTAAAGGTTTTCACAATCTTGTCAAAGAGCTTAATCAATAGCGCCCTACCCGATTCTCGCTATCGGTTGCCGTTCAATCCGTCAGTAGGGCTGTCGTGCGTTGCATAACCGTGTATTATGCGTATCGGCTCAAAGCTTGAACCTCACAAAGAGCATCGTAATCCATACCGCTATCTTCGCCTGAGCCAGAACCTAAAAGAATAGTTTCATAAGTCTCAATCTCTTCTTTTATCACCTCAATAATATCAGCCTTACAATCTACGTTGTAAACTCTACAAGCAGTTTCTTCGTCCATGCCCTCAACTGCTACCAAGTCCCTGCGAAGAGCATTTAAACCTTGTTCTAATTCATAAGTAGTCATAATCGTAAGTATTAAGCAATTGATAATAAATTAGCTTTTTTATAGCACCTGAACTCGCCACGCTCTGTATCATAATAAGTCTGGACGGTATCATTCTTCGCTCTCTTGTCATTGCCTGTTATGGCGGG